CTTAAATGTTATCATAATTGTACATCCTCCATTCCTGCTGTGCGCAATCTAACCACATGACCTATCATGAAGTTTTTGCTTTCAAGGCCTTTCATCAGCCCTAACCATTTATTACGCAATAGTGCTACTTCGTTGATGAATGTTTCAAAGTGTATAACATCATCTTCGCCATCTACATACTTTTCTGCATCACGACTACTCAGTGCTCGCTGGTATCCCTCAAGGTACTTTTGAAAGTATTTCCTACGTATCTTACGCAGTTCAATGTTTAAAAAGTTCAGTACTGCTTCAATCTCTTGCAACTGATTAAATCGGTGTTCTGTTATGCCTGGCAAGTTTGCCGCGGCACGTTCAAGGCTACCATTGATATAGGTTTCTTTCTTAGCCTCATCCAGTTCTTTCTCATAGTGGCGGATAAAGTCTGGTATCTTGCCAAGATCTGCTACAACTTTGTTATACCACATTATTCTTCGTAATCGTTGTAGTAGTTGTCGTCGTCATCCTCTTCTAATAGATACTCATCAACCGCTCTTTTTGTGTATCCGTCTATAGAACCGAACTGTCTGAGATCAGGCTCGGCAAGTGTTTCACTCAAGTTACTTACAACATGGTCCGCGGCGGCTTGTCGCTCTTTTACTGGTACATACTGTTTAAGTAAAGTGTACGTGTCTATTAATACATCAATGTCTATGGACATTTGCTAGTCTCCTGGTCAATCAATTCAAAAAGTTCTGGGTAATAATCACTAAATTTTTGATTCCGTAGTTTGTCTTGGTTATCAAGACTTTCAACAATGTCAGTGGGTTTATTTTCAGTTTGTATCATAATCGATACAAAAGGTTGTATTTTTTTAAGAAAATCTTTATCATCTACTTGTAATAATTTATCTGTAATAGAGTACTTAATAGGTTTTGGTAAGTTGCAAATCGAAAGGAATTCGGGACTTTCTAACAGTTGAAACGTAATGTCCATATTCAAATCTTTTGCATACTTATATATATTAAAACTGTTGGTTAAGTTTAATGCATTGACTGTACTGTACAAGTTTAAGATATATTCCGAGTCGGATGCGTATTTACTGATGTTGTTATTAACAGTATCCCACGGAATACCATATCTTTCATACTCAAACTGTTTTCCGATATTATCAATACTAAAACTTAGCTCAACAGTCTTAAACTGGTCCCAATAACCAAAGAGAAAATCTGCAAATACTGTGCCGTTAGTGTTATAATGAAGTGCAATGTCTTTACTTAAATTTTGATCTATAAAGTATTGTAACAGTTTTCTATGCGTCTTGTCTAGTAGTGGTTCACCACCTGCGAATGTGATATACTTAACGTCTTTACTAATGTTAATTATGTCTGTCCAAAAGTTACTGGATTCGTTGTCTAGCCAGTTGAATTCTACATTAACAGCATCATCATAACGACTCCACATACTACTAGATCGTGAGCTACATATTCTGCACGCCAAGTTGCATTTATTACCTAACTTGATGTCTAAATTAATTATGCGACTAGATACTGTATTGTTATAGTCTATATCAAACTTGTGATCCCTAAATACATAGTTATCAGTTAGCCGTTTGCTAGTACCACCTGCTGATTCTACTTGCCAACATTTGTAGCATGCATCAGGCTGTTTACCGTCAAGAAAGTCCTGTTTTAACTTTTGCTGTTCAGTACTTTCAAAGTATTCAACAATACTGTGTGACGTTGGGCCTTGATCTCTATCCCACAAACAACAACGATGCAGTTTACTATCTACATCAACTTCCAAACTCAACCAGGGTGTCATGCATATTGTGTCTGGTATATGGTAATTTGTAGGATTCTGTATTTCCTTACTGCCACCGTTAACTATTTGAACAAAAAATTTATCTACATCTAAGTGCTTTAGAATCTGTTCAATATACTCAATCATGCGTGCTTTTTGCGGACAATCAGCAACATCGTCAATGAATACTATACGCTCATTGTCCGCAAACACTTCACGATTTACAGCCTTTAATTCTTGGTAAATTTGATTTATTGGCTGTTGTAATATATCGCTATACTTCTTCTGTAATAGTAACTTCATCTACGGCTTCTGGTGTATCCAATACTGGGAATGTTCCTTCGGCTTTGTTCCCCCAATCGTTCATAATGATGTCTAAACATCCGCCTTCATTGCGTTCCCACTCCTTGCGGAATTGCTTGATTTCGTCACCTGTTGATGTTGTATACTTAAGCCTATTGCCTTCTTTTATCAACAAGTCTTTCTTTTCGCACAAGTCAACCAAGCCTGAGTATGGGTTCATTCCTGTCTCATAAGGAATCTTAACCTGTACACTTTCAAACGGTTTTGCGTAACGAGTCTTCATTACTTTACAACCTGCCCTAATACCTTTTACTTCACTTATCTTGTTGCCTGCTTCATCTTCTTTTAATTTCATTTTCTTCATAGCAACAACAATACTACTTGCATAGATAAAGCCTTGTCCACCTGATATCTTATCATCTGGATCAAACATGTCTTGGCTTGCATACGTATGATTAGTTGCTACAAGTCCTACGTTAAGCGAGCCAATCATGTTAACTGTGTTACGCACAAGTGAAGTAAGTGCTTTAGGTTTACGTCCCATGTCACCTTTCATATCGCCTTTGTTAAACTGGTCAACATCAGTAGGCGTTAGCAACATACCTAAACTGTCAATTACAAACAACACCTTGGGTCTGTCTTCTTCTGCTAGTGTTTTGTACTCTATCATAAAATCGCTAACAGTTTTAGCAACATGATCAATCATAGCCATGTTAAGTTTTAACAGTTTCTCTGAACTGGTATCAACCTGTAATGCTTTTAGCCAAGCCTCATCAAGCGCATTTTCTGAATCAATCAAGATAACAAAAATACCTTGGTCCTGTGCGGCTTTGATAATGTTACCCGAACATATATAACTCTTACCTGCGCCAGATTCTCCAGCAAATACTGTTACTTTACCTAGCGGAATACCTTTGTTAAAGTCACCACTAATTAAATAATTCAGTGCATAGTTGCCAGTGCTGATCCAGTCTGTTGGATCACTGAATCCAAAACTAACTCCATCAATGCTTTTGGTTAGTCCTTTACGAAATTTACTTACATCAAATGGTTTTGCCATGTTTATTTTTCCTTATATAGATCTATGAATATTTTACTACTATCAACGCCACGTCTAGCGTCCATTACTGCTAACTGCTTAAATGTTTCTGTTAAATTCTTTTTGAACGGTTGTTCAATGTAACGCAACAAATTATGATACCCATTTTCAAGCAAATGTCCTGGCTTGTTATTGATACGTTTCTGTAACTCTTGTTTTGCTAATTGTAGCATACTTTCCGGTAAATTCCTAATATTTAGATACTCGGGTTCAAGCAACGGACCGAGTACAAATGCATTTGGATGGAAATTCCAGTCTTTTGTAAACTTGTCGATAAATTCAAAAACACTAAAAGCATTCAACACAAAGTATAGCATGTTAAATGTTAACTTGTGCCCTAAATCTTTAATTAGTCTGAGATTATAACAAAATGTAGCCCAATCCCCGCCATTTCTAATATACTCATACTCTTTGCCCATTGTTTCTGCGCTAACGATCCAGTGTACATTTTTGAACTGGCAAGCCAGTTCAAATACCCGAGTATTGGTTCGACTTAAATTGGTATTGATCCGCAAATTAACGCCTGGGTTCTTAATAAGTAGAAGTTCTAATAGTTCTTCATTTTCCTTCATTAACAACGGTTCGCCGCCTGCTAGATAAACATGTTTTAGATTAACAGCTCGTTCGAAAATGTATTCTTTAAACTGTTCACGCTGATCTTTTGATGGCAACTCTGTGATTGTACCTAGTTCATCAGCCCATTTACTGCTAAACTGCGGACCACAATATACGCAACTAAAATTACACAAATTGGTCCAGCGTACATCTATTTTTTGCAAGTCAAAGTTATCCACACTGTTATATGTGTCAAGAGGTGTTGTTTTAAGTTCACGCAAGTAGAACACACGATCGCTTATTATATCAAATTTGTTTTCAACACCTTCTAGATTGTAACAAGGTGTGCAACGTTCGCCTGGTTTGTTATCCAACATACGTCGTCGAGTTTGCGTATTTTTTTGATTATGTACTATTTCTTCTATGCTGTTGTTGCGAATATTACCAATTGGTTCACTACTGCGTATGCAAGTTTTAACTGTACCATTAAAGTTGTACATTATGCCAGTCCACGGGATAGGACAAAAGTTACGATTGGTTAAGTAATCTTTTGGGTTCAAGTTAAATACTCCCCGATGCTGAGTTCTTCTACTTCCATATATGGGTATGTATCTATCGTTCTTATAATCTTATTGGCCCATGCTGTAACATCAACCCCACCATGTCCTTGGGTGTTAACCTTACCTGCTTTGATTAAACACAACTTGGGCCAGTCTTGTAATCCCCTTAACTGCTTGGTTGCTTCCTCAAGTGTGGTTTTCTGCACATGATAATGCAACATTTCCAATCCTTGTATGCAACTACTGGGCAAACTGGTCATTAATGTACTAATGTTGATAATTTGTTTGTTGCTAACACCTTCCCAAACTTGGTGCACAGCAAACAATAATTCTGTTTGTGCAAATCCAACTTGGGCATTATTAATGAAAACATCGCATGGTTTTATCTTCTCTACGCACTTGTTTATATTTCTTATGTTAAATCCGTTGCGTCGACTAAGTCCAACAACTTCGTGTCCTTGTTCTTTGTAAATTTTTGCAAATGCTTGGCCGATGCCAGCACTGTGTCCTGTTATTGCTATTCGAGCCATTCAATTGGTTCCTTGTGAAATGTAAAACTTGCCACGATTCTTGGCGACTTTGCATCGTCTGAATACTGTTCGACACTATGAGCAATACTGCTGTTGAACACTATAGGATGAGTCATGTCATGATACTCTGCTAATAGCACTCCTGTTGCGGTAGATAAATCATATACTTCACTGTCAAATTGATTTTTTACTTTTGGGTAGTTTTCTAAATTATCCACTGTAAACCATTTGTTCGTCCACCCCTGAGTGTTTAACACAGGAAAGTTCATCTTGGCTACCACAGGCTTTTCATCTACATGCATGGGCAGGTCGTTGGTATTTGTTATATATGTTATTGCACTGTCCTTGACCACTAATTTATGCTTTTTAAAGAAATCAAGTAGTGCAGGGCAACTAGACATTAGATTTCTTGTATTTAAAAACTTCCAAGGGCTACCTTCATACAGACTAATGCTGTCATCTGCAGATATGTAGTCGATTATTTCATTTGAGATCTCTGTAACGTCTACTTGTATTTCAACAAAAGGCTTCATTGATACCTCTTATGTTATTCTGTTCTTCTAAAAATACATCCAGTTCTAAATCATTGTTTCGTTCTGTAGCAACAAGATCAAACTGTCCAGCGCATGCACTGGTAAACTTGTTTCTATACTTAACACTCAGCACATCTGGCTTTTCCAAAAATGCATAACTATGATTCAACTTGTTCTGCTTTACAAACTTAATTATGTTCTTAAAGTCTCTAATGTTTAGTGCGCTAACTGTTGTCCAAGTGTTGAGTTTTATATTCATGTCCTTGTATATCATCAGGTTACTATAAAACTTATCCCATTTGATAGGCCAGCGTACATAATCATGCACATCGCCTATGCCATCTAAACTTGCTGTTACAGTTACATCTACGCCACTTGCCGCAATGTCTTCAAGTTCTTCAATTACCAAACTGCAATTGGTATTAAGGCGCAATGACTTTAAATTGGGTGGTAAGTTTTGCAATATCCGTTTGTAATTCTTACTTGCACTTGGTTCGCCACCGTTAATATCCAAGTGTACAACACGCTCAAGTGGTAAGTTCCAGTATGCGTTGCTGTTGTCTACCACAGGATATATCTTGTTGGTTAAACTGCCAATCTTTGTGCTGTAGGATGCATCACAACTAAAGCATGCACTGTTGCATACATTGTCCAGTATACCACCTACTGTGAGATAATCATGTTTGGTTTGT